TCTTGCTTACCTTTAAGATACATCTCATAACTCCAATTACCATAACCTTTAGGTGTTCCACACATCAATACATCTCCAAGTGTATCAGCAACAGAAGCTCTCAATACTTCAAACCAAGTTCTTTTATCTATATCTGCAAACTCATCTAATATTAAAAAGTTTAATCCTGTACCTCTTAATGAGTCGTAATTTTCTGCACCTTTTAATGATATTGTACTATGTGATTTTCTTATTTTAATTGTAAGTGTAGTTTCGTTTATATCCTCAATCCAATTAAACTGATTAAGCATTTCTTTTAAATTAGACCAGCAAATTTCTTTAGCCATTTTGAAAGTCGGTGCTACATACCATATTTGCTGATTTGGTTTTGATGCGTATTTCATCATCTCAGTAATACATAAATAAGTCTTACCGAATCTTCTACCTGATATTAATACTCTAAATCTTTTGTTTGAAGAACTAACTTCGTATTGTGGTTTAGTTAATTTAATCTTCATATTAACTTGTTACTACCGCCTGACATCTAAAATTTATTAAAACTTTACTTTTATTCACTTCAATAGACCCCATTGATTGATTTATCGTAAGTGCGTTTAAATATCCAGCGGTAGAACATTCATAATAACTATTATATTCAATTTTATTAGGTATTGGCTCAGAACATTGTTGATAAATAGAAGAACAGATTTGCATTATTAAGATATATTTCATAGCCAATTTATTATTCCCCAAATGCCAAATATTAAATACATTGTTTCCATATACAATCTCGGCATTGATTTTAACCTGTAAGAGTCGAAAATCCATATTGCACATGACATTACCGATAAACACCAACCTAAAGATTGAAGATAATTTATTTTGAATGTTGTTAGTATTATTACACTACAAAGAGCTAAAAGGAAACCACACCATCTTAGCTTTCGTATTATACGACTTACTCTTATCATGATGTGTCCTCATAATTATTTGCTAAGTGATATGATTCTGACGATCTTTTTAGCACCCATATAGATTTCTGTTTCTGCTTCTAGTTTTTTACAACTAAACCTAACAGATTGTGGGTTGACTTCTCTCTCTGCTATACGTTTTGATTTGAGACATTCTGACATTTTTTCTTTGTAAGTATGTTCAACAATTTGTCCGTTTAGATACATTAAAAGTGCTACACAAATTTCTATCATTTTTTCCAACCCATAAGTTTCAATAAAAGTTGTTCTATTTTATCTACAAGCTTTTTGCAATATTTAAAAATTTTTTCCATTTGCTCTAACCTTATCTTTTAAAGTTTCTACATCATTTCTTAATCTATCTATATCTTTCATCATACGAGATATATTTACTCCATTGTGCATCATTTCATCAACTCTATTTGTTAATTTTTCTAAGTCACTTATAGCTGACTCTAATATTAAATATTGTTCTCCATCTATGGTTTTCTGATCTGAAGCTTTTAGTAAATCACTAAGCATCAGTTCTCTTGATGTTTCTAAACTTGTTATTTTTTGAGTTACAGTTGCATACATCATAACAACTGTTCCTACCATTGCTATAATTCCTATTAAATTAAAAATAGGCATAGATACTTTACTGTTTGAACTTACGTCTATTCTATCTTTACTCATAGTTTTTAGTTATCCACTTAAATAATTTCTTAATAAACTTTTTAATCTTCTTCATAATCTAAATCCTTTTTGCCAAGTTCTTATAGCCCAAAATGCTGGACTCAAACTTTTCTGCCCTCTTACTTTAGATAGTATTGGTCTAAACCTTGCCATAAAACTTTTACGTCTAGCTGGGTCGTTTCTACCAATACTCATTCCTTTTTGACCAAAGTTCACTTTTTGTACTCTACCTGTTCTAGTATTTTTAACAAATACTTTGAACTTCTTAACGTCTCCACGTTGGACTTTGTTAAGCTTAACTGTTCTTCCTTTGTACTTTGCCATTATTGGTGTTTAACACTTATTGAGGTTCTTCGCCACCACAAATATAACCTATGACCTGTTTGTCTTTGTATGAATGATAATAATGATTTGTAAATACTTTCCTTTGTTTTCTTTGTTCAACTTTCACGTTGCGATCATACCAGCTAGAACAAGATTCAAATATTTCAAATCTATCTAATTTAATCTCTCCAAATGTTGTAAGATATAACAAAGTAATAATAATTGGTTTCATCTTTTAAAGTGTCTTGGTCTCCACTTATTACAAACATAAGTATCTTTGACACCTTTTGTTTTATAAACACCGCAGAAATTATGAGGTCTTGAATAGAGTCCACAATTACCACAACTACCTCTACCTGATGATGGTCTAAAATCTTGTGGCATTTGATAAGGAATAAACTCTCCATTAGGATAAAAGTTAGATCGCTTAATCACCTGTTTTACCTTTATAAAAAAACTTTAGAAATTCTGTGTAAGCTTTACCTGAGTTATATTCCATTTCTTTCATTTCAATAGCATCAGATTGTGCTTCTGCTTGATCTGCTTTTGTTTTAAGTTTCTCAAGCATTTTATAAAAGTCTTTAGAATCTTTATTGCTTACTGTCATCTACCTTGTCCTCTGTAACGCATTTGCTTTTTAGTACGACCTTTCCTCTTATGTTTATTCATGGTGCTGGTTTTTGGTCGTCTGCCAATAGATGTTCCATTAAAAGTTTTTTCATAAACAACTGTTGCACCATAGATACTTCCTTTTCTTTTAGCCATCTATTGTTTCAGCTTCGATAATAAGTGGTAAAGGTTCTGTTACGTTTGTTTGTTGTACTTTGTCAGACATACCTAAATAGTTTTTACTTAGAAATATCTGCATCATAGTATTGTCTTTTTTAACAGCTTTATCGTACATTTTTTTTCTTAAACTAGCTTTTCCTCGTTCTTTGTATTGGTCAATAATTTCGGCAAAATTTCTTTTTAATGTTCTAGCAGATACATTTAAAACAGAAGCAATCTCATAAGTCGGACACCCAATAGAAGCTAGGTTTTTCAATATCTCTACATCAACTTTTGCTTTTGGTCTGCCTACCTTAGATTGTGTCTTAATTGTGTTTTTTGCCTTAATTTTGTCAGGTTTCATTTGCCTTATTTATAACTCATTTCCCCAACAATCCCAACCTTTAACTCTTTGTCTTGCAAACAATTCAATTCTTGGCAGATCGCCCATAAGTTCTACAATCCTGTCTCTTACACAATCAGGTTTTCTTGAATGTTCTCTTGGTCGTTCAATAATAGTTTTTTCAACACTTTTGGAAATTCTTTTAGGGTTTCCCTTTGTTGCTAAAATACAATATTCAGTAGAACCTCTAGTCCAATAACCTAAACCCATTTTAGGTTTATTTTCTTTTGTGGTTTTTACCCATACAAAACCCATAGTTTTATATTTAAAACCCCAACTATCCAAAACTGTAAAAACTTTGTGGAATAAAGGGTCACAAGTCCAAATAAATAAAATAGAATCTTTATCAGCAATATCATTAACAGGTAAATTACAAATATCTTTTAATTTCATAGTAGAATAATGGTTACTAGGAGCTTTGACATTTCCTTTTCCAGACCAATTAGAAAAATGCCAAGCTGGGTCTGCATAAATAATCTTATATTTTTTTTTAGGGAAAGGCATCAATTTTGTATTTTTTCCATCTTAACAATACAGCTTCTAGGATAGACATTTACATCTCCAAATACTTCTTCGTTATCATCATGAGATGAAAAAGTTTTAACGTATTTCTTATCTTTAGAAAATATATAAGCTTGTGAAACCATAATACTCGGTCTAAATTTGTTTAATTCATCTACTGTATGCCACCCACTATCACCTGTTGGGTCTGCGAATCTAATACTATAAAAATAATACTTTTTATTGGCTATCTTTATGTGCCTAAATTTTGCCTTTTTTCGTTTTTTCATTAATGTTTCTTATTATTATTTGCTTCAATTAAAAGTTTTATTTGTAATTTTAATCTACGATTTTCCAATGATAGCTTTATAATACGTTTTCTGACATATTTAAAGATTCTTAGTAAAGCTTTCATTCAACCCCATTGATTTGCCATAGCTTCTGCAAATCCTTTAAAAAATTTTGAGTGTTCTTTATTCCAATCTTTACTTACCTTTTTTATATTATATTTTTGACCCAATCTTTTCCCTAATCCTGTATTACTAGGTAAAAAAGTTGTATAATTTTTAATAATTTTTGTTGCAATTAGAGGTGGTAAATTTTTAAGCCAAAGTAAAGTTTTTTTTGAGTATGGGTGTCCAAATTCATAAGGTTGAATATATGTGCTTGGTTTTGGTAAATTAAATATTTTCATTGGTGTTGGATTTTCTACACATATTTTAGGTATATTAGCATTTAAAAGTTTTAAAAAAAATTGTTTTGCTTCTAATCCAAGATTATACCTGTTTTGTTGTAATTTTTTATTTTTAAATAACCATCTTGCACCAGCATTTGATAAAAAAGTACAAGGTGGGTGTGCTATCATTAAATCCCAATTTTTGTCTAAGTGTTTTAAAACATCATCTTGTATATGATTACCTTTAGATTCTGTGGGAAGAATATCACAACTCCAAGCATTATGACCTTTAGCTGTAAAAGCATCTCTTACTATTCCTGAATACTCACAAGCTACTAAAACTTTCATAGTTTATCTTTTAGAGGTATATCTTCTTTAAATTTGTGCTTCCACTTGGTTTTACCTTTAATTTTAACTTCAATATAATCTCCAAATTGATTACCTGTTGGTAT